TGCATATAAAACCCCTTCTGTTGAGCTTATAAGGCTTGTATCTCCGCTGTTGTTTGCTTCTTCTTTGTTACGGGTCACAGTGCTTCCGCTTGTTGGGATATATGATGTGGCAAAAGAACTAGTTTCAAGTTGCCAACCAAAAACATCAACTTGAGCGGCTACATCACAGCGTAAGTTTGGGTTTGTACTACCTCCATCTGAATCTCCTGTAGCAGTTACACTGTATTTAACCCACTCACCAGTAGTAGCAGCATTTAAAGCGTTCCCTAAATTTAAACTAACAGTTGAAACAACGTTTCCAAAAATACCTATTTGTATTTCATTGTCTGCTGAAAAAGTTGGAGTATCAGCAGTTTTTTTAATGAAAACACTTAAAGTCACTACTTGGTCTGCGCTAATAGTTGTTGGTTTTTTTATTGAAGAATTGTTTGTTCCGTCATAAATAAAAGTAAAAGCGTTTGTACCGCCGTCTGGAGATGGTAAGCTGCTTGGGGTTGTTGCTGCGTTATTTTGGCTCGATGTGCCACCAGAACCAACTGCTAAATCCTCACTATAAGTAATTAAATTTGTTGAGGCTGGTTCTAATAAAATTTGACCCGTACCTCCAGTAAAATCAATCCTAGGTAAACCACTTGCAACAGACTCTATAAGACCGCTTGAGTTTACTCTTGTAGCTGTGTTGCTCTTGTGAAGTCAAAATCGCCGTCCGTTACTTCTACAATACTAACATTGTCAATATAGCCTCTTGTTGGTACTACTTGTCTCCTAAATATTACCTGTGTGCTATCAGCAGTAAATATATGACTATCAATATTGCTAGTAAAAACAAGATTATCTCCTTCACCGCTTTCAAACTTAATACTTCCAACAGTTACATTTGCGATTAAAGAAAGTTTGTATTTTTTGCCAACAACAAGGACGCCACTTTGAGTAAGATTTAAAGTTCCGTTATCTGTATCAATGTTAGCTTTGCCGTCTGAAATACTCCACCCCGCATTGACACTCCAATTACTATCAGTTGCAAAATCGCCGTTTGTGACTAACTCACTCCCAAAAGTTTGAATTGGTTTAACGCTGTGAAGTGTGCCGTCACTGTAGGCTGTTGGCGTTAGTAAGATACTTGCTTTGCTCAATAAATTGCTCATAGTACGTCTTGTATTTCAGTTAGTAAATCCAAAGAACCGCCAAAGTTTTCAAAGTTTGTAACTCTTATAAATAGTTGGTTAAGTAAGGAAGGGGCTAAGTAAGTGTCTCCGTACCCTATGTCGTTATTGACAGCAGTTCCAAAATTACTCTGTTTGTAAATTTCACCGTAGCTCATATCATTATTACCTTTTTAATTTTACCAGCACTTACAGTATAAGTTGTTGGTATGCTTGTTATTTCGTTTGTTGTATCGTCTGAAAATGTCTCAGTAATTTTTACCACTCCGCTGGGGGTTGTAACGCTGCAAACATCTGCATTTCTTGTGGCCGTTCCGCTAGTTGTTTTTATGTAACTAGAAAGACTTGACCCCTCTTCTACTTGACATCCCCACAAATAAACAAAAGCAGTTGTGCTTGTGTCCGTATCGTCTACGTCCCCAGTCGTACCCCTTGGGCTGAATACTGTTGTTATTGTTGCTGCGGTGTCTGTATTGTAAACAATAGAAAGCCGATACCAACCACTGCCGTAGTTTTCAACCTTTGAACTTGTTACAGTAAAGCCGCTACCATCTGCACTTGTTGTAAAAGTATTTGTACTGAATTGGTAAACACCGTTCACTTGGTTGAGTCCAGACCCTTGCGCTCTCATAGCGAAAAAATCCCCTTCCCCTTGTTTTACAAAAACAGAGGTACAAGCATCTAAAGCACTTGAGCCGCTTTTACTAACACTGTCAGAAATAAAGTTGTTTGTGTTTGTAGTAGAACCCCTTTGTATTTTGTCTGCTGTCATTTCTCCAGTAGGTGCGGTTACTTGGTTTGCTGTTACTGTAATGTCTGCTTGTTTTACCCAAGCTGCGTCACTAAACTCCTCAGACCTTATCTGTCTGTTTGTTCTTGCAGCCTCTATAAGCAAGCTAGGGCAGTTGCTATTTAACCAATCAAGTCTTGGTATGTCATTTCCCATCAACTCCATAATACCGTCCTCTCTTATTCTAGTGCCTTCTGTTGGGGTGTCTCTATCGTAGGTAAAATCCCCAGTGCCGTCACTTGGTAAAATACTATAAACCTTGGCGGTGTGATAGCCGCTAGGTATTAAAGCTAAGATAGGGTTACTCATTGTTTTTTGGTTTTTCTTTTATCTCTTCTTTTTTCAAAGTTTCAATAATGTATTTTTTTAGTTTAGTAAGGTTTGTTTCTTTTACTTTATACTTCATAAAACCCAGCCTTTAAAGGTTGTATCTGTATCGGGGTGTATATCGTTATCAGTGTTTGAATTGTACTCTGGAAATAAATCCGTATTAAACTGCAAATAGTCTACTAAGCGAGTGGAGTAATAGTTTGCGTATTCTCTTGCTTTGTCTACTAAATAGTCCACCTCGTTTTTATTTACTGTTTCTGCTGTTTCACTTGACCCCTTAAACACTCCACCGTTTTTAATACTGTAAGCCGCAAAAGGTATATAGTTCATTTGAGCAAACCAAATTAAAGTAGGTTGTACATAAGTATTAACTAAGGTTAAATAATTACCAGTTAAACCAGTACCACCTCCAGCACCGCTTGTAATATCTGCACTTATCTTGTTGTAGAGGTCTGTCCCTAAAAGGTTTTGGATGTCTATTTGCTGGGCTACCTTAATAAACTGTATAAATTTGTCAGTATCTACGTTGCCGTCTAAGATAGAGTTTTTTACAAGGTCTGTTCTATTTATAAAAAGTGCTGTTGCCATTAGTTCTTAAATCCTATTTTGTTCCAATATTCCGCTGTGTAACCTTTGTATTTCATATCTTTTGGGGCTACAGGTACCTTTTGAGCGTTTGCCTCTGGTTTAAACCCTCTTGACCTTGCCTCTGTGGTTGTGATTGCATCCCCTAAACTTTTAGCACCGTCCTTTCGAACGTAAGTTTTTCTAAGCCATTTGTGTTGACATCTTGCACCGCCCTTATATAACCAGATTGAGTAAGTATCACTACCACCTTTGCCAAAGCCTCTATTTACAGCCTTTGTAGTCATAGCTTGGATGTCCTCTTTGCGGTAAACCTTTTTTGCGTTTACCATTTTTTTGCAAAAAGGTCTTGAATTCTTACTGTATCGCTGTGGGCTGTACATATACCGTACTAAAAAAGTATTACCTTCTTCTGTGCTTTGTTTGCTTTTACCGTCTTGGTCGCTCTTAGTATAAGGCTTTGCACTGCCTGTACTTACAAACTCCCAGATTTTAGCAAGTGTGCTTTTTTCTTTTTCCTCAGTATTTGGTTTGTTTAAGTCTGTTATAACTTCATCTAAGCCCTCTTCTTGGTCGTAGTCTACCTCTCGCTCGTCCATTACGTCAAAGTCGTTTAAAAGGTCTGTTTCGTCCTCTCCTAAGTCTATTAAGGCGTCTGCTATTTCACTCCCCAAGTCTGCTGGTAAGTCCTTTGAAAGTTTTACTCCTGTCTCTTCCTCTTTCGTTTCTTCGTCCTCAACGTTTTCAAGGTCTGTAAATTCAAGCGGCTGTAAGGTCTTAAAGTATAGTTTTAAGGCTATATTGTTAAAAGCTAGTATAGAGTCAAAGGCATCAATTAAAAGATGCTGAAAAGGTCTAATAACGGTGTTATCCATTAATATACTAGCGGTTTGCAATTCGTCTGCATTATTCCCTAAACCAGTGCTGTCTTTGATTCCTAAAAGCATAGGGCTTACAATTCGGTGGGCTACCATTATTTTTTTACCGCTCTCGTCTGACAAGAATTGGTATTGATTGTGAGCGTCACTTAATTGAATAGGCTCTATTTGTGCTGCGCTTTCTGCATTGTCGTTAAAAGCTAGAATAAACTTACCAGCATTACTTGAACCGCTAAACTTTTGGTAAATACGGTTTTCTAGCATTTGACGTTCCTCAGCGTTTGGAGTGCCGTTATTGAAGTTGATAAGCATTGACGGTGCAAGGCCGTTTAGTATGTTGTTTAAGTGATAGTTGCTTATCTCCTCTTCGAGTTCTGCATATTGCAGCCCGCCTTGGTAGTCTGGGCTTGAATAGTACTTGTAACCAGCTCGGTAAGGTTTGACGTAAACAATTTCGATATTTTCGTTTGAATACCCAAAGGCTGGGATTCTTTTAAGTTCTGTTCTTGTTGTTACCTTTTGCCAGTTATCAGAATAGTAATAAGCGGCTATCTCCCCTTTTTCGTTGCATTTCTCAGCCCTTAGATTCTCAACTGGTATGTGTTCTACTTGTGCTATTGTCTTTCTGTCCTTTGAGTAAATAACTTGCATAGAACATTGACCCATAAGTTTTAGGTCATAACACAGCTTTCTTACACAGTCCTTGTTAAACAAGGCTACCATTTGAGCATATTGCTCAGGCTTTTTGCTTGAGTCTAAGGCATCTAAACCTTTGCCGTAAATCATTTGACTTACACCGTTTATAATAGCGTTATTTGTAGGGCTGCCGTTGTATCTGTCTATAAGATATTGAAAGTAGTTGTTGTCACTTCCGTAAGCTACAAACTTCTTGTTTGATTTCTCAATAATCTCTGGGCTTGTATAGCTGCTTAAATTAACTATCCGTAAATCGTTCATAAAATTATATAATCATTATCAAAGCTATCCTCTGTGTTATATTCTCCACTATTAACAGAATAGTAATTGTTATTTGTTTGGTCTATTGTTTGGTCTGTGCAAAATACTTTGTCTTTGTATATTGTAGCCCCAGACAATAAAACCTCTAAATTGTAAAACTCCCCCTCTATAAGAGTGCCAAAAGTACCAGTGAAACTCATATAATTTTTATCTGTTGTGGCTGTAGCTGTTGTATTTACTACACCGCCTGTACTTTCGTTTGTTAGTTTTAGATTAATAGTTCCAGCAAAAAAAGTCCTTGGAATTATCTTTAAAGCCTTTGTGCCGCTTGTTGTAATAATCTTCATACTAATATATAAATAAAATTAAAATATTTTGTATAAAAAAAAGCCCCCCAAAAAGGAAGGCTCGTTTTAAATATAAATAAACTACTATGCTGGCGTAATAGGTGAAGCACTTGCTACGTCTGGAGCAGTACAGAAAAACGGAGGGAATACCTCTGTGGCTACAACTGTTAAAGTGAAGCCCTGTAAATCTCCAGGGGCAGCACCAGTAACGATTGTTCCAGCAGTAACCTCACAGCCGTTATCTCGGCCAAGTAAAAGTCTTTTAGTGTTTCCAGCACCGTCTTGAAATAACTCAACTACGTAGTGCGCTCTTCCTCTGTTTAAGAGTTTTAGCTCTTCTTGAGTTGCTACGTCTAAGTTTTGAAAAGTGATGTTTAAGGTACTTTCGTAAAAAGTAGTACCATTATCTCTTGAACTTGTTACAGCAGTCTCAAGGCTACTTAAAGCCCCTTGTACTTCAAACTTAAAGAACTCTGCACTGTTATCCGTAGGCAGTGTTATTGTTCCGCTTGAGTCCCCTAAAGCTGCAATAGTGTCGCTGTAGTCTAGTATGTAAATATTGTTGATTCCAGCAAAGGCGGTCTTACATCCTACCCCTCTACCTTTTGTGATTGCACAAGCCATATTTTTAGATTTAATAAAAAAGGGCAGGCAGTTTTGCCCACCCTTCTTATGTTAGTTAATTGTTGTTATTAATCGTAAAGAACTACGTCTGCACCAACTCCGATTTGAACACCAGCAGTATATCGCATTACGACTCTTACGTTTTGGCTTCCGTCATTCTCTGCCATATCAATAACTCGTACCTCGTTTCTGTCATCTAGTAGACCAGTTCCAAAGAATAAGTTTGATTGTCTTGCAGCGATAGCGCAGTTGTCTCTTAGTCCGCTTGTTGGGTACAATTTAACACCGTCAAAGCTTAACTCCCCACCGTTGTAGAAAGTGTGACTTTTAGCATCTACACCGCTGTTTGTTGCAGCAAACCCACCTAAAGCGCGTACATAACTTTTAAAGATGTTTTGAGATACATAGATATATAAATCGTCAGCACCGTAAACCCCTGAAGGAATAGCATCAACAATTTTCCCCAACTCAGTAACTACGTTAGCAGAAGTTGAAGCAGTCCCAGTAACATCGTTTACAGTTCCATCCGCTAGGGCTAAGGCTCTTAGTCCATCAAAGTTATCAGCACCAGAAGCACCGTCCCAGATTGATGTCTCAGTAGAAGAGGCAACCTCGGCAGCCACTCTAGAGATAACAAAGTCTGAGAATAAAGGAGGCAAATTGTCAAAAGCACTAAAGCCCATTTGTGCAGCTTCCCAGTCACTGTGCAAGTCTTTTTTACAAATGTCAATATTGACTTGTAACTCTTTTGGAGTCAAGACTTTTTCTGTCAAAGCTAAACTAGAAGTGGCAGTGTCAAAGTCACAGGAAGCCCCTTTAATTAAGTTTGAAAAAGCCCCTACTTTCATAGCTGCTTTGTATTTGATGTTTGGAAGCACTGTTATTGCTCCGTCATCGATAGTTTTTGCAGCTAATAAACTTGCTGCGATATACTTCCCAGCAAACTGGCCAGCATAAGAACTTGTAATTGTTACACTCATTTTATTTTATTTTTAGTTGTTAATATTTAAGATTTTCTCCATTACTCTATCGGCAGTTGTTTTCTTTCTGTTTTGTCCCCAAGTAAATTTACCGATATTGTTTGTCTCAGCCTCTGGGTTTGCCTTGATTGGCTCCGCTGCTGGTTTGTTTAGTTCTACTTGTACCTCGTCTGGGATTTCTTGTTTTGACAATTCCTCTGTCAATAGGTTGCCCATTTCGTCAGCACTCATTTCTTCTTTTGGCTCTAGCATTGCTTTGATTTCCTCAATCATTTCTTTAACCTCTGCTAGTTCCTCTTTTGTAGCGTATTGCATTTCTTCTTTTTCTTCTTCTGCCTCTACTTCTTCTTTTTCTTCTTCCTCGGCTTTGATTTCAGCAATTAAGCCTACCTCTTCAACAAGTAAGCTGCGGCCGTCCTCTAGTTCATACTCCCCAACTGGGAGGGCTACTTTCTCGTCCTCTGTAATAATAAAGACTTCTTTGCCAGATTCAAAAGAGTCGGCCTCTAAAATAGTACCGTTCTCAAGTTTTAGTTGTTCTAGCTTGACTTCCTCTGTCAAGTTTAAAACCTCTTTGATTTTAGTTATCATATCATTTGATTTCATATTAATATATAATGTTTAAAAATTAATTTTGCATTTTTACTTTGATATTTTTCCTATCCCTTGCGCCCTTAGTGAACCATCACAGCACTCTATCTTATAAGTATTGTCCTCACATAGACAAGCTCTGCGCCCCCCTTTGGGGCTGGTTCTACTTGGTGTTATAAATCTTTTAATTCGTCTTAACATTACTTATCGCTCTTTGGGTGTCCTTTAGGGAGTAAATCGTTGTCCCCTGTATATTTTGGGTTTTGTGGTCTGCCGTTCTTAACTAAGTATAAAAACGCATTGACTCTAGCAAAAGACCATTGTGAGGCAGATTTGACCCTAGGACTTCTGCTTGTATTAAAAGCCCCTAGACCTCTTTGAAATACAGCTTTAAGAGTGCCTACGTTTACGCCATACCCTAGCTTTTTTTTGTATCTCTCGTTAAAGTCATCAGACTTCTTTTTTAAGGTGGCCTCGTCTGCCTTAGATACCTTTGCCCCTCTACTTGTAGAAGCGTCCCCTTTAGCTGTTCCTTTGCCTTTAGGGTTTGGGTTCTTAGTGTCGCTCTTTGGTGCTTTCTTGCTTGGTCTTATACCGCCTCTTTCTCCTACCTCTGCCATCTTTACGCATTTGCCGTCTTTTTTCTTATACCCCTTTGGGCATTTGTCGTACATATTGACGCTATGTTTCTCACAAGGCATATACCAAGTTTTACCCTCATACTGGTGCTGGTGTATTCCTTCGCATCCTATATTAGAGGCCATTTCTTTGGCTTTCTCTTCGGTTGAGTAAGCAAGTCTATCGTCTATAATAGCGAAGTCATCATTAACAAGAACTGAGGCCAAACTCAGCTCCCCGAACTCTTTTAGTTTTTTAGCAGCGTATCTTTTACCAGCTAAACCGCCCCACAATAAATAAGAAATAGTACCGCAAGCCTCATTGTCTGTCTCATCGTAATACTCTTCTGCTCTTGACAAAAATGAATACATACGCTTGATTGTCTCTTCGCTTATTGCTTTGCCTTGGGCTAATTGCTGCGCTCTAATTTTGCCTACCTCTGTAGCGCATTTGTTGTTTACCTTTTTGTTAAGGTCAATACCTTTTTGAGCGTTGTTCTTTACTGCATCTGGATAGTCTGTGTAACTTTCTAAAGTAGTCTTTTTACCGCTCTTGTAACGATTGTCTTTTTTGATTATTGCTGTAACTTGTTTTAGTAAGTATTCAGCTTCCTCTTCCTCAATCTTAGCTAAATCGTCTTTAAGAGTTTTGTCTTTGGGTCGCTCCATTTTGTCAGCGAAATAGCCCTCTATTGAAAACCCTTTGACTCTGCCAGTCTTTACAAACTCGTTCCAAACTTGTTCGTTGTTTACCTTTACAGCACCCACCCAAGTCCCTTGAGGGAGTTCCATACCGTATAACTTAGTCTTGTCCATTTTAGAATCTTCAACAATCCAAGACTCCACTAAAGACAATCCGTTTAGTTTGTGTTGGTGTTCTAAGGTTGAGTTGTTTTGTTTGCCTTGTTGTAAGAACATTTGCGAGGCTTTTAAGACAGTATCTTTTGAGAAATATATATAATACTCGTCTTTGCCGTTACGTCTGTATATAGGCTTGTTTGGTACTAGTAAAGCCCCTAATAAAATACGTTTCTCTTTGTTTACCTCTGCAAGTTTAAACTCTTGAGATTTAAGGGCTACAAAGTCCTCTTCAATAGCTGGGTTTTCTACAACTGAAATAGCTTCAATCCCTATTTCTTGCTCTTCGTCAATGATAAGTTCTACTATTCGCATATTAATATATAAGTATTTTTAATTTATTTTGTTTTTATAATGTAGCCCCTTCTACTATGTTATTCTCAAGGCTCTGGGCGGTTGTAACGTCATTTGCTACAACAAACGCTTGTACTGGTTGTTGAGTCTGTCCACCTATTGCGTCTGCTAGTTGGTTTGTATCACTAGCCCCTACTATGTTAAAGGACGGTGCTTGAGGTTCTGCACCGCCTCCACCACCTCCAGAACCACCAATTGAAGCACCAGCAGCAGACCCCCCACTTTTTAAAGCAGATAAGGCCTTTGCGGTAGCAGCTACAGAGGAAGCAACTCCAATACCTAAAGAAATTCTGTTTATTGATTTTTCAGCAGCAGCCAAAGCAACCCCTCCAGGTATTAAAGCATATTTTAAATCTACCGCCCTATTTGCGGCCTGAGTTGATATAACTTGTTTTGCGATTCCTATTGCGTTCTCCCCTATAATTGCAGCGGCTTGAAGTCCTTTGTTTTTACCAGCCAAACTGCTTAGTAATTGAAAACCTCTTTGTGCATTATTTAGCTGCGCCATTTGTATTTGCTGCTGTGCTTCGCCTACTATTTTGTCAACTTCTATTTGTCTTTCTTTTCTTTCTTTATCCTCTTGTGCTTGTTTGTCTTTGCGCTCTTTGTCCTCTGCTGCTATTCGGTCTGCCCTTTCTTTGTCATCTGCGGCTTGTTGGTCTGCTATTGCTTTAAGTGCTGCTGCTTCCTCTGCCTTAAAAGCTATTATTTGAGAGGTAACCTCTTTTTGTTTTGTAAGCCTTGCTGTTTCTAGTTGTATAAGGTTTGCCTCTAATTGTGCCGCTGCTTCTTTGTCCTCTTTTGTTGATTTACCTAAAGCGTTCTCGGCTTGTTGGGCTTGAAGTCTTAATCTAGCCGCTTCTATTTCTTGGTTTGTTATTTTCTCTTCTAAGTCTGCTGCCTCTTGCAAAAATGCTATCCTCTCTTGTACTGTAAATTTTTCTTTGTTTACGGATTGTTCTAAAAGTGTGGCTCGGTCTCTGTCTGCCTTTGCTCTGTCTACTATTAATTGTCTATCTAGTCTGTCGGCCTTGGCTCTTAGGTCTGCTATCTTTGCTGCGTTTGCTGCATCTTTTGCAACCTCTGCTCCGAACTCTTTAACTTTTTCTATTGCACCGCTTACACTGTCTGTAATACTATCAACCCCCAGAGTAACTTTGCCAACTGCATCAGCAGCAATCTTACCAGCCTCGCTAAACTCCCCTTTGAACAAAAGACTTATAGCCTTGCCAAGTTTTGGGAATAACTCAAGCAAACCCTCAAACCTGTTTATTAGGTTTTCTTTAATTAGTTTAGTGAAGTCTTTTAAGGCTTGTTTTGGGTTTTCAAAAACAGATATTATATTTTCTCCTAAGTCTGCGAGTAAGTCTAAGAGATTCCCTATAACACTGCCAATGACCCCAAGTATCTTAGAAAACTTGTTTTGCCCCTCTTCACTTCTAGTAAAGGCTTGACCTAAAGCAACCACTGCAATAAGTAAAGCCCCTATCCCAGTCCCTATAATAGCAACTTTAAGACTTTTGAAACTGTTTATCACATTTTTTAAACCACCTCTAAGACCCTTAAATTTAGAGATTGCACCGCCCGTAAGATTGTCTAACTGCCCTGTTAATTCGCTGCTAGATTCGCTTACCTCTTTGACTTCTTTGTTTACACTCTCTATTGATTTCTCTAAGTCTTTAACGTCCTTTTGGGCTTTTTTAGAATTTACGTCTATATTAACTGTTTTTACTATCCCCATTTTATCTCTTGTTTAAGTGCTTTGTATCCCTCTTTTAGTGTCGTAGGCAGTTTGTATTTACCTTGTGCTATACGGATGTTTTCTGTTTCGCCGTTTGCATATTTTAAATTGTCTAGTATTAGTTTTATCATTTCCGTAAATTAGTCTGTTGTTGCAAAAATTATAGTGTCTTGTGAATAGGCTACAGTGCTACTAATTGTGTACTTTACTCTTATTGCAAGTTTATATGTAACACCGCTTGTAAGTCCTGTGTAAACTACACTAACTTTGTCGTTTGCTAGACTCTGCACAAAAACATCATCTTTGTAAACATCATACCCAGTTATATTATTTGCAACTGGGTCAGCTAAAGCCGTCCATCCTATCGTTATACTTGTAGTGTTTTTAGATGTTACACTTATAGAAGATAGTCTCTCTAGTGCGTCTGTTTGGCTGTTGGCTATCCCTGTAACACTCTGAGTTAAACTGTAAAGCTCAAGACTGCTTTTATTAGTCAGTAGGTTTGTTTTTATAGAGTTGATGCGGTAGACTTTGTTACCTATTATAAATCTGTCACTTAGGTTGTAACTTAAAATAATATGCAAAGGTAAATAGGCCTCTAGTTTTTTGATTCTTGCTTGTCTATCAAAAACACTAATAATATAATTAAGGTAGTATTTCTCTAAAAGGTTTGTCCCTTTTGCCTCTTGAAAAAACTCGTCCGCTTCAACTCCAAAATTTAAAGCCGCAGAAGCTGCACCAACAGCACCGCTCTGTACTAATACTTGACTAGGTCTGTTGTAGGTTGTTATGTTGTCAGGGCTTCCAGTAGAATTACCAAAAACAAAAGTGTCGCTTGTTGATTGACTTGCTATATACATAAGAAGCGGTTTGCCAATGGTAGGGTTAAAGTCTTTGTCTAAAAAAGCCCCTTGGCATATTGTACTAAGAGTTCCATCGTTCTCGTTTGACAATCTCTCAAACATCATTTTTTCAAAATCAGGCTCGATTTTATATTCTGAACCGTCTACGTTTAAGGAGTTGAATTGTGAGTTTTCTGGGCTATAGTCTTCCCCAGCAAAATTGACCCCTTGCAGTTCGTCAGACTTTTGTACTAGAAATGTTTTTTTGCTTTTAAAATTAAAGTCTATGTTTTTGAATTGTAAGACTTTCCCTATGTCGCTTTTTGTAACGTCTGTGTATTTTGTTATGTCGTAATTTACACCTTCATTGTAAAAGTCATCTAAAGGCAAAACCCTTATTTTATCGTCTTGTTTAAAAGCTACTAGATTAAAAAGTTTAAATATGTTTGTAAGGAAGTCTATAGCTTTCATTTTTGGCATATGTCGGCCTATTACTATTTTATTTGCTATTGCTAGACTGTCACTTTCGTAGGTATCGTTTATACCAGCCAAAACAGAGACTACACTAACTCTGTAAAGCGTTAAGTTTAAAGTGTCAGTTGATGTGATAATAGACCTAAAAGCAACAGTAGCAAAAAAGCCTACGTTGATTGTGTAGCTAAATGTATAACTTGTGCTACCAGTATTGTTGGGGCTGTCAATAAGTACGTTTCCTGTAAGTCCCTCAACTCTTATGTCAAAATTGTTAGCCGTAGAGGCGGTCTGTATTGAAAATGTGACTAAAATAGTAGGGCTTAGTTCTGGGAAGAGTGAATTGCCCTCAACAAAATACGGCCTATTGTCTGTGCCTATAGCAGTAAACCCAGGGTCTTCGGGTCTGTAAAAAACATCTTCTAAAATAGTTTGCCCACCGCCCTCAGTAGCATTTGACATAAACCCTTTTTCTCTGTGCATCCACATATAAATACGGTTAAAGTCCTCGGTGTTAAAAAAGTCCCCCGTAAACTCTATCTCTCTAAATGTGGTCTCTATCGCATCTATTATTTTTCGGATTTTTATAGCTGGCTTTATGTCTGTAAAGTTTAACAGCGTTGGTGCCTGCTCGTTGCTTTTATATCCAGCATTTGTAAACCGCATATTTTTGGTGTGCGTAATAAGTGGGTAAGAAACATCTAAATTGTCTGTTGTGAATTTAGTTAGTACGTTTGCCCTTGTGTAGTCAAAGTCTAGGCTAGGGTCGTAGGTCAGGCCGCTTAACATTGTCTCTCCTAAGATGTCTTTTAGTTCTACGGTATCGCCAAAAAAAACCAACTTGTAAGAGTGTGGCTTATTGTCTTTCATTGATACGCTGTTAAGTCTTACTTTGCCCTTCTTGTAGTCTGTGCCGTTTAGTTTTATAAGCGCATCTACTTTGTATCTAGCATCAAAGCTATTAGTAATGTCGCTATCCTCGTAGTGTCTAAATATTTTGGAGTTGTGCTTGGAAGCTGGTACGTTAAACTGCTGCGAGAAAGGTGTAAATATTTTACCTATGTCTTTGACGTTTTTTATTGAGTCCGTTATTGTTACACTCTCGTCCTCAAACAAGTCCAAACGTTTAAAATCACTCTTGACAATATAAGACTCCCCAGCAGTAAATATATCCGCACTAAGTCCCAAAGTAGTTGCAGCAACAGAGGTAACAAAAGCCTCTGTTTTGTCTGTTAAGTTTACAGCAACAAAACCAACTTGCACCCCAGTTGTAAAGTCCTTTGAGCCGTCCACTAGGTTGTTTGCAGATGTGCTTGTAGAACTGCCGTAATATCTTAAACCGTTTCTTATATATAGTTCAATTATCTGCATTAACGGACGTTATTAATAGTGTCAAAGGCAAACTCTACCTCTATTGTGTAGTTTATAATTTTATCATTTAGTTGAGTCTTGTAAGCAAAAGAACTGCTAGTGACTTTTATAGGTAAAGTCTTTGAGTCTATCTCTATCCAGCAGTCCTCGCTTAATTGCATCTCTTTAAAGACATCATTGTAAGCCTCTGGGTAGTAACCAGTATTTAAGGTTAGTTTCTCCTTACCGTTTTTTGTTAGGGTTTTGTTTTGGTGTTTACTTATGTTGTAACTCGCTGCGCTTGTGATGTTCTTTTTAAAGTCCTCTGTCTTTGTTGTTAAGGCTTCGTTTGAGCGTTTAAAAAACCAGATGTCTTGCAGTGTTCCGTATTTATTTATGAAAGTTATTTTAAGGGGTGTGAATTTACACTCTTCCTCGTTTGTTACCGTTAGTTTTGTAACCCCCAAAGAACTATCTACAAGTATTGTATCAAAGTCGAACAAGGTAAACTCCTTTGAGAAATTAGTAAGACAGTCACTGCCTTCGAAAGTTCCGCCGTCTTGTATCACTCTGTCCTCGAATTCGTCTGAACCGTTTACACCGCTTGTAACGTATTCTATTTGCGTAGTGCTGCTTGTTGTTGAACTTATGGCCTTAGTAAATACTTGCGTTCCGTTTTTAAGGTATGTTACTTGGGTCGCTAGGGAAGTGTCTACAGCAATAACCGCTGGGGCGTCATCTAGCTTGACTATCTTTGTGTTTGATTGTAATACCGCTTTGTTGTTTGTTGGGTTTACGCCGTCCTCAAAAAAGCCGTAGCCGTAAAAACCTTTGAGTTGTGTAAAGGCTGTTGCAGACCCTACAGTAGTTTGTATTGTGTTTGTAGTTCTATAGTCAACCCAAAAGATAGAAGTGCTGTAGTCTCCGTCAAACTCGTTATCAAAATAGTCCCTTACAAGTTCAGCTATTTCAAATGTACATACGTTATTGACTGCAAAAGAATTTAGGGTATAAGTGGCCGCTGTAGGTCTGCTGCTTGTTTGAGTGCCTGTATATATAAATAATTCTAACTGGCAGCTTGTAAGGTTTGTTGCTGTGATTGAAATATAAAACGGACTTCTTACGTTAATCTTGCTCATTTGTTTATGTTTACTTGTATCTGTTTCTCAAGTCCTATTGAATAGGCCTCTACTAATTCGTCTGGCAGTCTTTTAAAAGCAGCCTCAAAAGGCTTTGTGAAAAACAAACTTGGTCTTATACCTTTTTTAAATATTGTTTTAGCTATTGCAAACTTCAAGCCCTCTCGCTTTGCAAACTGCCCCCCAGACCCTCTGGGTGCTATTCCCTTTCTTACTACCCATTTGTCAAAAGCTTTTACAGGTGGCATCTTACTTGTATACTTGTAAGGAGTGTTATACTTCTTTTCAGTACCGCTTACCCCTTTGTCTTGATATTTGCCGTAGTCTGCCATTTCAAAGGCTAAGGACGTTTGTTTTGCGCTTTGTGATACTTTGAACCCTAAAGAGTTGTAAAGTTCCTTAGATACGTTCTTTTTGCCCTTAGTTAAGTTGCTGCGGCTTTGTTGTATCACATACTTAGCAAACTTGTTTAGCTCGTCCCTTAAAAACTTGTCCCCTAGCATATATCAATATCATTGTGTATTATTACGTCCATTGTGGCAGCAAACCCAGCAAGTCGATTCTCAAACCTCTCATAGAAAGGCTCTAGTGTAGGGTCGCCCTCAAGTTGGAATTTCTCGCTATATAGTGTCCCTCGTCTTAGCACCATTATAAGTTTATTAAGCACCGCTAATTGAGTGTTTAAAACGTCTTGTTCGTTATTGTTGCCTCTAAATATATCTGTTGTTTTTTCTTTGCTCTCGTCTACAATATCCATTGCCATTACAGTAATATTAAAAGATAAGACTTGTTCTTGGGTTGTTACAGAGTTTATAACAATATGCGACAAAGGGAAGATACTTTGTTTTGATAAGTCAATATCGTATATGTCCCCAGTAGTGACGGTGTTTACATTAACATCCGCTAGTAGCTGTGTTTCTATTGTTTCTGTAAGTTGGTAAAAACCTCTTATCCCTTGTTGGCTCATTTACTTTTATTTAAACTTGTTTTTAATTTGTGCTGCTTCTATTTGGTTTTTTTCTTTTGTATATTCTAAGTAGGTCAAGCATTGATGTATATTTAATTCAGTGATATTTTTAAATCTTGTAATATCGCCTTGAGCGATTGCATAGAGTGAGTTAAACCATCCCCACTTTGCTGTGAAATTAGATGCTGTGCTAAAGCCTTCTCGTTCTTGCTGTCCAAAGAGTTCAGCATAACCAGTGATAAGTCCTTGCCTAAACTGTAAAAAAAAACAATAGCCCCTAAGACTGCATCTAGTGGGAAGTCCTTTGCTATTTCGCTTGTGTCTGGGTTGTAGTCTTTTATTGTGTATCGGTTGCCTCGCTTGTGTTCTATTGGTCTAAATAGTACATTGACTGCTCTGTGTAAATTATCGTTATCACTTATAAAAGTATCTAAGTCCATATACTCCCCGAAAGACATATCGTCAAGCTCTGGGATAAAACCGTAGTCAATCCCCTTGAGTCTAAACCTATTTATTAGCTGGTGTTCAGTGTCAAACATAGTGTTTATAATTTCGCATATCTCCGCTATGTCTGTGGCCTTCATATTTCTTACAACTACCTCTGGCACTTTACAAAATATCTCAACAATCTTTAATTGTATCGCTGTGTCTTTGGTTTTGTCTAGGTCTGCTTCTAGCTTTGCAAACTCTTGGTATTGTGCTAGGGTTATTTCGTTAAGGCTTGTTGGTATTCTTAGGTTGACTTTCATACTAATATATAAACGTTTTTAAATTATTTTAGTGAACAATATACTTCCCTCTGTTTGGGTTTTGTAGTTGGTAGCCTACAGCGTATCTAATAGCGTCTAGTAGATGGTTGTACTTATCAATAGGAGTGTTTGACTTTCGCTCTAACCAGCGGTAGTTATTGAGTTCTTTTATTAGGTTTCTGCTTGCTGGGTCTACAACTAAGTCATAGTCTTGTAAAAGGCTTATACCATAAGTAACACTGCCTTGACCTTTTATGCTGGGCTTTACGTTGCAGCCTTTGGCTTTTATTTCGCTTAATAGTCTAGGTTCTGCGCTGTCCCCTATTATAAGGCCGTCCTTTGCGTATTTAGTATTCAGCTCTGCTATTTGTGAAGTTGTAAGTCTAGGCAGATAAAAGCACTCTTTTAAATAAATAGTCTTTGTTGAGGTGTTTATGTTACACTCTACTAAAGTCGAAGGGTCTGCTGCAAAGCCGTAGTCTTGACCCCAAACGCTAACGCTGTATCTTTTGAACTCCCCTATTGTCCAGTTGTTAAATATAACCCCTTCCGCCTTTGACATCCAAGCCCCCAGCATTTGTTGTTTGTATTTCTCTGGACGTCTCTGCTTCATTTGTTCAATCTGCTCAATGTAGCTTTTAGATAGGTGTTCTAAGTTATCCTTGTAAGTGGTGTGTATGTAGGTTGTATTGCCTTTGTTTATATTGCTTCCCTCTTGTACCCCTCTGTCCTCAAAGAAACGTCTATATATAAAGTGTTCTTTGGTTGTAGGGTTAAGTATTAGAATAACTCTGTTTTGTCTGCCTTGCTGTCTAACACTTAGGTCTATAGTGTCGAACTTCTGCTCGTCTGTTAGTTCCTCTGCCTCATCTACTACCCAAGTAGTAATACCTTGCAAGGATTTAAGGTTTGCTGTTTGGTCTCCGCTTGATGTCTTTATACCTCTAAAGATTATTTTGCTGCCAGTCTTTTTATTTATTATTTCGTCTTTTGTTATGTGGAAGTCCTGTGTCATTTGCAACTGTTCCAGCTTGTCTAAGAACTCTGGGATAATTGAAATGTAAGCACTCGTTAGAGTGTACCTTGTAAATAGTATTGTATGTTTAGACTCGTAAGTAAGCATCACTAAAAGCGCATTGATTGAGAAAGACTTGCCAGACCCTCTGCCTCCGCTTACTATATAGTACCTACTATCGTTTGAGATTATAGGCAGATACTTTTTTTTTACTTTAATCAATGTCAGTCAACGAATTTAATTAAGTCTTTAAAATTGATATTTAAGCCCTCACTAGAGTTTATGTCCATACTTTCCTTAGGCTTGCCGTAACGATAGCTTAAATACGTCTGTAAGGCTCGCATATCCCCTTTTGCTACAAGCTTCCCTAGGGTTTGTATTGCCTCGTCTTTGTCTATTATATTGTCTAGGCGTTCTATTAGTTTTTGCTCTGCAGCCTTGGAAGGTCTGCCGCCTTTATTTCCTTTTGTACCTTTGTTAAATTTTCTCTTATCCATTGTGTAGTTTTTGGTATTTTCTTTTATTTATTAATTTAATAATATCTAACAAAACAACATCATCAATATTAAACCAATCCCCTTTTACTCTTTTATCTTCTATAATTAAATGTATCTCGTTTTCTATTTCGTAACAATCTTCTATTGTGTCAATAAACATCAACTCGTAATTAATTTTATGTGAAGAGTATTGAGACAATCTTCTTTTTGGATTTGATACTTGCGTAACACCTATTTTTATTTCAAGTGTGTCTAAGTCTTTGATAATATATATAAAGCCAGAAGTTAAAGAAAGTTGTTTTAAATCTTTAAGTATTTTATCCTTAACTTTTGTATTATCTAATAGTTCATACATAAAGTCATCTACATACTTTTTTATAAGATTTGAAAACCCAGACCCTTTTTTTCTACCAGCGTTTTTTCTACTACCACCATTAAATTTCCGTTTATCCATAAATCAGTTTTTAATTAGTTAACTGAATTATTAATATATAAACAAACTTATTTTTTTTTAGAACAACCTTTGTTGTGCTTTGTGTTGCTCTATTCTTTTTATTGCTGCATTGTAGTAGTCTTTATCAAGTTCACAAGCTGTTAAATCAAACCCTAAATTATGGCAAGCAATAGCAATAGAACCAGAACCCAAGTGAGTGTCAAGTATCTTATCTCCTTCTTTTGCGTAATTCATTAAAAGCCACTCATACAACTTAACTGGTTTTTGTGTGGGGTGTATTCTTACTTCTTTATTTTTCATATCATACTGCAACATACCATTCCAAACTATCTCACAAATATTAACACTTTTACTATTACTATAATAAGCTAATTCAGCTCTACCAAAAGCAGTACCTTTTTTATCCCAACATATACGTCCACCGCTTAAATTAAAATTATTGTAAAAGTTTACCCCCCATATAATTTGATGTTTAGTAACTCTTTTAAGTTCCACAAAGTATTCTTTTGATGGTTCTACATTTTTAAAAACTTTGTAACCTGTTCTTTTAGTTGCTTGTTTTTTACACCCTTTATTATCTTTTAAACCTATCGCATCATTAGCACCATAGGGAGGGTCTACAATAGCCAAGTCAAAGTAATTATCCTCATACCTTGCCATAAGTTCCATATTGTCCTCGTTAGTAATTTTCATTTTAACAGTATCTCTTCTATTTGTTCTATCTGTTTATCTGAGGCCTTTGGTATCTGTCCTAAGACATAAAGTTTAGGGTCTCCTATAAGTGCTTTAAATACTATTTCAATTTCTGGGTTATAAAAACAAATTTGCTCATAGTTTTTTAAGTGGTATAATATAGTGGCGTGATGTATGTCGTACCCGCAGCGTTTATACTCTCTCATTATTTCAGTGAGTCGCATCTTTTTAACTTTGCTTAAATATCTGTTTGCTACGGAGCGCATTTCTATTACCTCCCTACGTCTTGTTTGTTCAAAGATGTCTATTTGTCTAAGTTCTTTGATTGTGTCCCTAATCGTTTCTAACTTCATAGTTTTTAACCTTGTGTATAATATAGCCGTTTTGTTTTAGTAGTTGTATTGCTTTGTCTATTTTCTCTTGCTCTTGTCTGTAAGTGCAAAATATTTCGTTATGTATTACCATTGTTTCTTATTATATTTACTTAAAGGTGCTTTGCCTTCTTTTTCAAGTTCTTTTTGTAGGTTGGCTAAGGCTCTCCAGCATACCTTGGCAGAGTGTCTTATACCGTCAGTGTCTATTGTCCCCACTTCCATAAGATGTCTTGTTAAAGCGTCTAATTCGTCTGAGCTTTTATTTCTGTCCCAGTGTAAGGGTTTGTTGGGGTGGTGCTGTTGGTTGCCTATCCAGGAAGTCTTTGCTACCTCTCTTATAGCGTCTGGGAAGTATTGTAAGACTCCGCTAAATACTGGCATTGTCTTTCTGTCTGCTTGTTCTGGTATTTCGTCATCATCATAGACCCCAGCCCTTTCTTCTTCATAGTCCAGCTCTTCTTGCATTAAATAGGCTTTTTCTATTTCGTTTATATAGTCAATCTTTGTTTTCATTTATATTTTCTTTGTTGCCGTTGCTGGTGCTATCTTAGACCTTACATTTGTTCTGCTGTAGTAGTTTGTTTGGACATTTTCATTACAAGACAAAAACCTAACCTTGTTTTTTGTTTTGCTTATCTCCGCTAGGTTTACCCACTTTCCCTTTATTTTTCTCCAAATTGATTTCTTTGTTTTCATCTTTTTTTGCTAAAGTTAGTTTTATAGCTTCTATCTGTACATATAATTGAGATACTATGTTCTCAAGTCTAAGTATGCGTTGTATCTGTGTGTGTTTCTTTTGTTTCATTTATTTTCTTTAATTCGTTTTGATATGCTTGAGCAGCTTCTTTTTCATCCACAAAAAGACCTAAATATTTTATTTTGCCGTTGATTCTTATAGCGGCTCTCCATTTTGTTTTGTCTTTGTAAACTCCTGTATATTTTGAAGTGCCGCCTCTTTTATCTTTTGAAGTGTTCTGTCTATTTGTAATTACTTGAAGATTGTAAAGCCTATCGTTTAGCTTATTATTGTCTATGTGGTCAACAACCATTTTATGACCGCAAGGCTTATGATTCAAAAAGGCCATAGCCACAAGCTGAGAAATTTTACAATTTCCGTTATGCTTACCGTTATTTGACAAGCCAACACTATGGCGGCCATTTGTGTTTAAGTACTTTGTCATAACCTTTGCAGCTTTTGTTTTATTATAATTTAAGCTTTTTACATTGCCTAAATTGCTTACTTGGTATTTACCTTCATAGGTTGGTATGTCTCTCCAAACCTCAACACCTATTATACTTAATAAACTTTCTATCATAGTTCCCCAGTTAAGCAATAGTTGTCTAAGTCTGCCCCTTCTATAAAGAACTTGTTGTATAAGTCTAGGGCTTTTTCTACTTTCTCCTCGCCTCTGTAGTAAAACTCTTCTGAGCAGTTAAATATACCTATGTCTAAACTCTTCTTGTCAAGCACTAAAAAATAGAACGACTTAAAGTCTCTTTTAAACAAATTACAGTAAAGATAGCATTGAACATCATAAGAATATTTTTGTGCCGTATAGCTAAAGTCTTTAACGCTGGATGCAGATGTTTTTAGGTCTACGATTCTATCCGCAGCCAATACGTCTGCTTTGCCTCTGAAAGGCATTGTAAAATCTCCAGCAGAAATATTGTCTATAGCTGGGACTTCAAACTCTGCCTTTGTGATTAGTTCTTTTGCGTATTCGTTTCTGTAGAACGCATCTACAAGCCTCTCTGCATCCCCTCGCTCTTTTGCTGTAAATACTCTAGGGTTGTTTGCCTTTGCCTCTCTAAACTTCTTTGTGTTCTTAGATTGTACCTCTACAAACTCTTGAGCAGAAAATACCTCTGGCTCTAGTATGGCGGTATGAAATAACCAGCCGTCCCTTAGTGCTTGACTATCCGAACTGCCGTACTGTAAACTAAACTTGTAAGTTTTGGGGCTTGACAATAATAGCTTAAGACTGCTGCTGCTAAGTGCAAGTTTGTTTAGTTCCCCATAATAAAAGGTGTCATCGTCCATCCGTTTAAGCAGTTCTGCTTTGTCGTAGTATTTGCCGTCTAGTAGTTTTATTTTACTCATCTCTTTTCTTTTGGCAGATTAACTCTTCTATCTCGTAAAGCTGCTCTGCTGTTAAGAGGTCGTAGATGTCTGTATTTTCTACAAGGATGCTTTCAATATCCGCACTGTCTGGGCTTCCAGGGTGGTCGTAAGTTTCTTTTTCTGGTGCCTCGTAGCTAAAGTCTACAAGTAATTTTACACCGCAATAGTTTATTGTCATAGTTCAAATTGTTTTAGTTCTTGTTCTAGTTTTAGTATATGTTTGTTTTTTTCTTGTCTTGTAAGGCTTTCTTTTTTTGTTTGTACCTCTAACTCTGTTTGTAGAAGGTTGTTATATAAACCGATTTGAGTTATAGCCTTGACGCAGTTTTTTAAGTCCTTGTTGTTTGGTTTTTCTTTTTGCCACTCTAAGAGTTTATCCATAAGAAACGAATACCAGACTAAGTAAGACTGTCTTTGTAGCAAGGTCATTACAGTAAAGCACAATAAATAATTAAAGCGCACAAAAAAGAAAACACTACTACGCCTGTATAAATTATTAAATCTTTTTGTAGCTGTTGTTTTTTAATCTTAGCCTCAAGTTCTTTTTGAGTATATACCTCTATCCTATTTTTTCTTGTCTGTATATGCAGACCTGTTTTTGTTTTTTTCATTGTATATTATAAATAATTGTTCTTATCTCGCTGCCTCTTTTTTCTAGTTCAGCTTTTTTCTCTTTGGTTAAAGACTTCTTGCGCTTGTTGTAGTATAATATAGCGTCAATGTCCTTTAACTCCTTCCTAAGGTCATCTAGCTGCGTTCTCATTTGTGAGTGTTTACGTTCTGAATATAAGTAAGCGCAGTTTGTTCGTTCATTCCGTAAGCTTGAACCATCATAGTAATCCAAGCCTTTTCTGTTTCTGTAATTGTTTTCATTGTTTTTGCTTAATTTATGTAAGGAAATACTGTTTTTTCTTTTGGGCTATACTCGTTTACAAAACCTTTTACTACTTTGCCGTTTGTATTTATATCAACACTAACAAAAGTAGTTGTTCTGATGAAGTCAACTTTATCTCTTACGTTGAATATGTCAAGAGAAATATGACCTTTTCTAAGTTCGTTAACACTTACAGTTTGCTTACCATTTAATCTTTCGACTACCTTTGTTAATCTGCTTACTGTATCTTTTTGTTTTGTTGTCATTTTGTTTTTGTTTTATTAATATACCGCAATATACAAATAAATAATTGTTATAAACAAATTATAAACAAACTTTTTTTAAAAAAATTTATTTTACTTCTTAAAATCGGTAAGATTGACTATTGAAGCAAGCCGCTCGTCTAGTAGATAACAAGGCTTTTTGTGTTTCTTTTTGCTCCAGAGTGTGGTATCTGGTAGGTAAAATTCAATAGGCTCTAAGTCTTTGAGGTTGTTTAACCAAAATAAATAATTGCCTTTTGGGTCATTGACAAAATATAAAGCCGTCTTGCCAGTGTCTATAAGTCTTTTGAACTTATCAAGCTGTATCATTTTCTTTTGGTAGTATTTGTTTCTAAATTTCATCTCTATCACTACCGCCTTACCTTTGGGGCTGTAGCCCTCAGCATCCCAGCTTTGTGAACCGCTGCCAGTATGTGTTAAGTCCCAGCCGTCTAGGTTAAGCAAGTGTACTACGGCTTTCTCCCAAAGGTGTACTTGGTTAAGCCCCTCTGCGCTAAATATATTCTCCATAAATTTTATCTATATCTTTAATCCATCCCACCAACTTTTGGGGGTTGCAGTTACAAGGCTCGTAGTATTTGTGATTTAAAAGTTCTGAGTGCAAACGGCACAAGAGTTTATATTGTTCTTTTGTGAGGCGGTCTTTTACGTCCTCTTTAAATTTAGCCCACAATATAATATCTTCTTTTACCATAGCTCTATATCATTCCACTCGTCCCTTCGCTTATCACAGCCGCAGTCTTTTTTAAGTAGTTTGCTTATCTTTTTTACCAGCCAATTAATACCAGTATAATATGTAATGTAGTAAATAAAGTCCCCTAGTCTCATAAATTGTCTTTTATGTGTTTTAAAGCTGTCCTATATGTATTATATAAACTATAGTAAGAAATTTTAGTTTCTCGACTTAGTGAGGCTACAGACTTCCCACTAGCAACTAAAGTGAAAACCTTGGAGTCATACCAGTACATATCTTTTAAAATACTGTCTATTTTGTTTTTGTTCTTGGCGTATTGTACCTCGTCTATTGATAGGTCATCTATTTGTTTTATTTCTCCTTTTATCTCTTCTATGTAGGTTTTTAGTTCCCTTGCTTGTTTCTTGTGGGTGTTTAAAAATATTCCTCGCAATACTTTATATACGTAGTAACTGTTGATTTCGTCTCCGTACCAAAGGTCTAAGCCTTTTTGGATGTCGCAAATTAACTGCAAGTACATACTCTGGACGATGTCTTCGGCTAGGCTAGGATTGCAGCCAAAACTTTTGACTACGTTAATCCAGTCTTTGTGCTTTAAGTAGGCAAGTTCAACAAGTGATTTCATTTTATGTAACAAATATTATTTTTAATTTGTACGCTTTCAGCAAACCCGCGCATAACTAAATTTGGTTGATTTTTGTTCCATTTAGTTTCTATTGGTACCTGACACTTAACATCTTCAGCTCTTAAACAAGAGCCCTTAAAATGGATACTCATACACTTATACCTTTTATAGTAATGAAAAAAAAATCTGTATTTCTTCATAGCTTTTTATTACTTGTTACAAAATACTCTAAGGGGTCGTAAATCTCTCCAATTACAAAAGGCAAACCAAACTCATTGACGCTAAAACTAAAGGTGTCAAAAGCGTAGCCCCTTGACCTTTTACACTTAACCGTTATGTTTTCTTTATGTACTGAGTTTAGTTCTAGTTGTATCTGGGTCTCTGTCTTTTTCTCAAGAAAAGAACCAAGGTGGCCTGTGGGTTTCTCGCTGCCGTAGTTGCTGTGTATAACCGTCACAATATGACAATTGAATTTTGCAGACCATTCCATTATCTTTTGAACACAAAGGTTAGACTCTTCAAGGTTGTTTACGTCACTTACTAAGTCAGCGATTCCGTCTATAATTACAAGTCCGTTTTTATCTTTGTTGTTTTTTAATATATGCTCAATAAATTCTATTCTTGTTTTGTAGCCTATTGTTCTAAGCGCATAGGTCTGGTAACATCCCACCTCTTTTATGTTTGCCATATCTATAACCCTTTTGAATACTCGCTGTGAGTGCCAGTGGCCTTGCTCTGTATCAAAGTGCAAAAGGCATTTGCCGTCTCTGTGTCCCCTTATGTTACCGCCAAAGTTATTACCTCCGCTTAAATAAACAGAGGCTAATAGTGAGGCAAAAAAGGTCTTTTTACTTTTAGGCGGTGCTTGTACAAAACTAAAGTTACCGTAAGTACCCAAAGGGATTGGAAATGTTATTTCTCCGTTTGGTGTTTGTATTGTTTTCTCTCCATAACTCAAGGCCGTTGGTGGGTACTCCATAACTTCTGTAGTGTCTATTGTACACTCTTCTTTTATGAGTTCCATTAACATAGCCTGTGTCGTTTCTTTTTCGGTCATTAATTATATTTTGTTTTTGTTTTGGATAAAGATATAAAAAAAAGGGGTTAAAAAACCCCCCTTTATTTAAAATGGTAAATCTACTTTTTCAGTTGTTACTGGGTCAGCTTGTGGCTCTCTTTCTGCGAGAGTTATTACATTGTCAGTCCATAACACTTTGCCGTTACCTAAGTATTGGCGTTGCTTCTTAGCCTCTCTTTCTTCTTTTGACTGTGCCACATATACGCTTGTATTGTTGCCGTATCTAGTTTCATCATTTACAGCCATTGTAAGATTGACATATACTGCCCCTTCCTTACCAGCTACGAATTTCTCCTTTGGTAGCTTAGCGACATTCAAATTAAAATTTATTAGTGCACTCATAGTTTATTTATTTATGTTTATTTATTTATATTATAGGGTTTTAATTGTAGGTTTTTTAAAAGATTCGGACTCATCCTCTCCAAAGACTCCTAACTCGTAGAAGCCTGTTAATTTTAAAACGGCTCTGCTCATTGCTCGTTTCTCTGCCATTTCTGCCACATACCAGCTATTTGTGTTGCCTTCTTTATAGCTGTCTCCTTTTAAGGCACTTCCAAAGGTTTCTATAGTTT